AGAGTTTTGACTCCTTCTGTTATTCCATACGGATCGGGCATAGTTCACTTTTCTGTGCCTCATCCAATCAAAGCTTTTATTTCGTCTTCGGTTAAACCTAATGCGGCTAGTTTAGATAGTGCAGAAGCCTTGGTATCAATGGCTGCTTGTTTTTGTGCAGCTACTGCAGTTTGTGTAGATTCCCATAAAGCATCTAGTTCAGCTTGTGTAGGTTTTGGGGATTCATCTAACCACGTTAAACCACTATAAGAATTACCATCTAATGACCATTGTTTACCAAAATAATTAATAGAAAGAATAAGTGCGTAATCAGACATATGCAATCTCCATGACTGTAATTGTTGAGGCAGACCGATTGTAAACCGTGCTATCTGAGTCTGTAGAACTTCTATTTAAAAATATAGTCCAGCCACCATTTACATAGATTTGTAATTTATATGTTGTTGCACTTGTTGTAGCAGGACTATCTAAAAAAGTAAAAGATTGACCAGTGCCTCTATCGCCTTCAGCTATTGCTCCAGTAGAAACTAAAATGCGACTACCAGCAGTTGCGCCAGCACCAATTACAGTAGAGCCTCTTAATAAGGCAACTCCATATACAGCCGAATTACTTGGTATTAGTTCCCCAAGCGAATACTGAACTAAAATTTTATTTGATATGCTTAAGGGTGTAATAGTTACTGACATACCAGTAATATCAGTTAAAGAACCTGATGTAGTAGAAAAAGTATCGGTTTTAGGTGTCCCTTGTGCTACCTGTACAACTGTTTGTCCACTACCGTATAAAGATACTGACATAATGTGTCCTTAGATAGCCGCTAATTCGGCAGTAGTTGTTGCAGCGGCAATAGAAACACGATCAGCAGTTAGCTTGGCTGTAAAGGTTTCATCTGATACTGCGTTATCAATTGCAGCTAAAGTATTTAACTGGCGCTTTTGGGCTTCTTGTACCGCAGCAGCATTGTATTGAGCCAGCTTAATTGCACGGGCTTTTTCCAAGTTAACCGTAACGGCTGTGCCGTTGAGTTCCCAAGCATCAAAGAATTTAGCATCTGCGCCTTGTGGAAGCATAGCGCTATCAACAATAATTGAGCCTGACGGGGTATCCCTAGTTTGAACTTTATCAATTGGCATCTCCCCTGTTGGAGTACATACAGATACGTTACCGTTAGAGTTTGTATAAATAATTACTAATGACATTTTATTTCCTTTTAATTAACTAAAAACCATTACACTTATATCTGATGGGTCAGAAGTAGATGTTAGTGTATTTGCATATCCAGTAAAAATTGATAATGATGTTGTTTGTTTCCAAGTGGCTCTTGCAGTATTGTTTAAACCTGCTACCCAAGCAGTTTGATTTGGAGTTGTATCATATCCAACACTACCTGAAAAAGCATAATTTGTATTAGCCATTGCATTAGTAAAATTAACTGTGTAATTACCTAATGCAGTTCTTGTAATTGAACTTACATTATATGAACCTCTAACTGCTGGTCCTGTGCCATTAAAGCATACCCAAGCCTTTGCGCTACCATTAATGGCATTATCCATCGAGGTAGTAGAACCTGTTCCGTTTTGCAGTGTGTCTGCGACTATTGTGCCTGCCATGATTTATCCTTATGAACTGAAGACTGCAACATTTACATATGTTGGGTCTGCAAAAGCAGCAGCGTTATATGTAAGCGTACCTAATACAAAAGATGAAGTTGATGGTGCAGTTGCTACTTGTGAACTATTTGTAAAAATTTCAGTAAGAATGCCTGAAGGCGCTGCAGATGTACTAGCTGATACGGTTGCACAATAATTAGCGTTAGCCATTGCCGTAGAAAAAGTTATTGTATAAACACCTGTTGAGGCTCTAGTAACTGCACTTACATTAAATGAACTAGCAACAGTACCAGTAGTTCCAGCAAATCTTACCCATGCCTTTGGAATGCCTGTTACAGCATTTGCTGTGGTAAATACTCCGCCTACGGTGTCGGTGTTGAGCGTGTTTGCTACGATTGTTCCAGCCATGATTTATCCTTAGACGATGACCCAGCGTGAGCTGGTAGGTACGGTAACTGTAACGCCCGTGTCGATTGTAATAGTGCCAGCTGACATAGCGTTGTAGCTGGTAGAAACAGTATAGTTAGACGTAATCGTCTGCGCATTTTCATAAATACAAGCAGTTGACTGGTAGTTTGGGGAGCTGACACCTGTTGTGCCGTTGATGACTACTGCCATGATTTATCCTTATTCGTACATTATGTTGATTGAACCAGCATCAAAAGTGTCTGTTCCGTTGACTGTAGTTACACGAACTCGGTCTAAAACGCCACCTAATGTAACAGCCCCTACAGAAGTAGCCATTGAAGCCGCACCAGTAGTCGGGCCGACAAGACCTGATTCTACATATGTGTTTGAATTAAATAATAATATTGTTACTGACCCAACATAAAGGCTTGCTGACCCGATGTTGTTACAGACAATAAATCCTGCGGAGTTTGCTGATATACCACCCCCGCTGTTAGTTTGTCCTGTATAACCGCTTGTTGTTACTGAGCCTGAACCAATTTGAACTAAATAGTTAGAAGTTCCACTAGTAGAAACACCGCTAAACATTACAGTAATACGCTTAACCCAACTAGGAATACTAGTAAAGTCAATGCTTGTACCTGATGTAGAGGCTACGGCAGTTCCGCTAGTAAGTAAAGAAGCCGTTGGGGTATAAGCAGTAACACTAAGACTAGCAATTGTAGTAACCCCAGAAGTTACGCTTACTTTGCTTGTGCCATTGCTCTGAAAGTCTAAGTTACCAGATGTATCCGAGGTTAATATAACCCCAGAGGATGTTGATGCGTTTATAGTTGCTGTCATAGTTATTTACTCGTAAAGAATGTTAAGTGAACCACTATCAAAAGTGTCTGTACCGTTGACTGTAGTAATTCTGACGGCTGTAAGTGCCGCCGCAAGAGCAATAGAGCCACCTGTCAACATTATAAATATAATTGAAGTTCCTCCTAGATTGCCTGATGCAACCCATGTATTTCCAGTTATATTTGTAATAGTTATGTTTCCACTAAGTAAAGCGGCGGCAGTTGCATTATTAAAACAAAAACCCGTTGTAAATGTTGCTCCACCTATACCTGAACCACTTAATATTGCACCGCCGCCCGAATATCCAGTTGTTGTATATGTTGGAGTAGCACCAGTCCCTAATTGAATAAGAGTGCTTGATGTACCGCTAACAGAAACTTGGTTAAATATAATGGTTATACGCTTTACCCAGCTAGGAATGTTTAAAAAATCTAAACCTACAATAGTTATTGCAGTTGACGTAACTGTTTGAGAGACGTTAACTGTATAAGTTCCAACACCGCCTGTTCCTGTACCTAAAGCTGTAATTGTTGTACCTGCCGTAACACCTGTACCTGCTATAACTTGACCTACGGCAATAGTTCCTGAAGCAACAGCAGTAACAGTCATTGTTGTAGTGCTAATAGAAGCAGTAAAGGCTGTAGTTGCAGTAGAAACTGAAGTGCCGCTAGTTAAAACGCCTACCCCAGCTGGTGTACCACCAAAAGTAGGGCTGGTTAATGTTTTATTAGTAAGCGTTTGTGTAGCAGTATCTACCACCATATTACCAGTATTAGCTGGCAAAGTAATAGTATTTGTGCCTGCAACAGCAAGGGCCGCTAGTGTAATAGCACCTGATGTATCGCCTGAGATTACAACTGAACTCATAATTTTTCCTTAAAGAATTACCCAGCGTTGACCCGCTGGTACTATGACCGATACACCTGGGTTAAAAGTAATGGGTCCAACAGACTCAGCATTATATCCTGTAGTAAGTGTATATGAAGTAGTAACCGTAGTTTGATTTTGTACAAAAACTTGGTCTACGCCCCCACCTGTTGCACCACCCCCGCCAATAACTGCATATGTACCATATGTATATGAACCCACAACCGTAGCATTAGTTGCTGGGGTTGAAAGCATTGTGTACTGAAATGTCGTTGAATTTATGACGTTTACTGCAAAAGTACCGTTATAAGCAGCTGGAGTACAGCCCGTCATTACGATAGCTTGACCAGTAGTTAGCCCGTGATTAGATAATGTCGTGGCTGTTGCAGTTGTAGTTACAAAAGTAATAGTGCTAACTGTTGAACCAGGATACCCAGTGTTAAAACCTTCATATCTAGAAAGCGTAGTGTTATAACGAATCTTACCTACAGCACCTGTCGGCTGCTGGGCGGTTGTGCCTACTGGTACTTTAATTGCGCCAGTAGAATTAAAGGAAGTATCCGCCGCAAAAGAAGCTGCGCCAGTCACGCTTAAAGTACCACTAACTGTTAACGTATTTAAAGCGCTAACTACGTCTACTACGTTTAAACCTGTATTAAATACAAACATTGAAGTACCAGCTGGAACTGTAATTCCCGTGCCAGTAGATGTGTATGAACCTACAACCGTAGCATTAGTTGCTGGGGTTGAAAGCATTGTGTACTGAAATGTTGTTAAACCCGTAACGGTTACTACAAAAGTGCCATTGTAAGCAGCTGGAGTATTGCCAGTCATTACGATAGTTTGACCAGTAATTAATCCGTGGCTAGAGCTTGTTGTAGCTGTTGCTGTTGTGGCTACGAAAGTAATTGTATTAACTGTTGCCCCGCTATAAGTAGTATTTCTAATAGTCTTAGCGCCAGTAGTATTGTTGTTTACTAGGTATAACTTTTCAATTTGACAGCCAGAACCAAGAATTAGATTGCCTACATAGCCAACACCTGTGCTAGATTCTGTTAAATCTAAACGCAAATTACGGGCAGTTTGAGCGGTATTAGTATTAGTTAAAGTAACAGTAACGTCTGCCGCAGTAGCAAAATCCACACCAGCAGAACCTGTAATAGCTTCAGAAAGGGCAAACTCTAAATTACTGTTTGTGGTGGCACCCCAGGTTCCAGACTGATCGCCTGTAGCCATAAGTTCTATTTTTAACGGTGAGTACGTTGATGCCATATATTTCCTATGCCTGAGTATTGTTAATTACTACCCAATTTGGGGTTTGGTTATTCCCAATATTTTGCCATGTGACTGATTGGCTATTATTAGCAGCATTCCAGGTAATTGTTTGATTATCATTTATTATAAACCATCCGATGTAACTAGCAAAGTCCAACATAGTAATTGGCTCTGAAACTGTAGCAAACATACCTTTAATAGCGCCTTCTGAATCCGCAAGACTAACGTTTTCAGTAATGTTTGCTAAAGCCCCGTAAATCCTACTAGCTGTATCTGCTAGAACAATGCCCTCTGAAATAACGCCCTTAAAGTCTACAACTACAACGTAAGAATCGGTTACTACGGACATTGCTTCAGTTATAGAACTAATAGTCCCACGAATACCCACATTTGAATCCGCTAAAGTCATAATTTCTGTAATTGAGTCAATATAGGCAACCGAAGAACTACCTAATGTAGCAAAAGGCGATTGTGCAAATGCAGCATATCCAAACATTAGAGCACCACCCAACGACCACCAGAAGGCACGGTTACAGACACTCCAGAGCCAAGAGTTATAGGTCCAGCCGATGTAGCAGCATAGCCAGATGGTATAGAGTAGCTAGTACCTACAGTTTGATTGTTAATTAATAGCCCATTAGAAGCCCCAATTTGAGGGGCGTAAGCTGTATTTAAAGTATCTTGATTAACAGAACGACCTGCTGGATAAGTGACAAATACGTTAACTGTGCCAACAAAAGTAACCGCTAAACCAGAGTTAGATGACGCATAAATAGTAGTTCTAGTAAGGGTTGGGCCTGTGGTTGAGTATGTGCCTAGCCCAACCTCGTAGTTTCCAGATTGGTCAAATGCACTGTAGTAGGTTGTATTAGTGTTGCCAACACCCGCAGTAAACGACTGAAATCCAGTCACAGATCCGCTTAAAGTAAAGCTAACCGTGGTATTAGCCGTACCTGTTTGTTGTACTCTATCTGCTAGAACAAGAGCCATCTAGCTCTCCTTATGAAGTAGCAGTTGTTGTATACGTAACGCTCAGAGTATCTGTTGCAGCTACTGTCTTACTACCACCAGTAAAATTACCAGCAGAATACAAAACACCCGTAGTTGTATCTTTAGTAGAAGTAGCAGAAGCACCGCCGTTAATAAAGCAACCGTTAACGGTTCCGCTGCCAGTAAAGGTAAATACCAAGGCGGCAGCTGTTTTTGAAGTTACGTTAGATGGTGTTAACCCCGTAGAGGTAGCTGCCGTCCATGATGGAGATTGACGGTTTCCTGAGTACGCTGGAGCGTTAGTACCACCTACTTCTGTCCAAGCATGGGAAGCCATAGTGTCGGCTGCAGCATAAGTGGCTGTGCCACCACAAAGACCTAAGTAATTAGCGCCAGAAGCCGTACCACCAGCAGTGCCAGTAGCACCAAAGTAGAAATCAAATAAAGACTGTTTACCCTCGGCAGTTACTAGATTTGGGGCATCATCTTCCCATTTAATGTTGCCCTGAGCATCACGGCATACGGCATGGTATGTACCTTGGATACCTACGGTTTCATTAGTATCAGAGTGTTTACCTAAAGATGCGCTAGATATATCGCCAAAATTTGTTTTTTCAATATTGCTCATAATTATCCCTAGCTAAATCTAATGATGGCTGAAGTAGCATCAGCCGTTGGAAATGTAATTGTAAAAGTACCAGTAGTTGTCTTATCGTTACCAAAATCAAGTACTGCTACAGCCGCACTAGTAGTGCTATTATAAATTAATGCCCCTCTACAGGTAAAACTAGCGCCCGTCCAAGTCACATTATTAAAGGATACATACGCTGTTTGATCGAAAGATGCTGGGACTATTGGAGTAAGCGTTTCGCCCCCTGCCGTATAACCCGTACCGCTGATTTCATTAGAAGTCGTGTATGCAGTCGTTGAATATGATAGGTCCGCAGAAGCCGTATATAGGGCAATTTTATAAACATAAGAAGTTCCAGCAGCGAAGTTTTCCAACCCGCTTAGGCAGTTTTGTTTAAATACCGTGCATTGTCCTTGTTGGATTGTCATGCGACCACGTTCCCTCTAAGGTTAGCATTGAGTTTAGTTTGGCCATCACGGTACGCATCACCACGCTCAAGACCATCACCCAACCGTTTAAGGAGCCCCATTGCCTCGTCATAGCGCTGTTTATAGACGCCCATAATATCTGGATCTGATTTCATAAAAGTGCCCGCTTCTAACAAGGAACCATATAAAAGCACGGACTCAAAGTTATCACCTAACCAAGTAGTACCAGTAGTGACAATTGATTCTGGGTAAAAGAAATAGTGCAGTTCTACTGCATAGGAAGCGTCAGGCGTTGGACCTACAATAAAACTTAGTTCGTTTGTAAGTGTGTATTGCGGACCAAATAGGGCGTAGTAGGCTGGCGTTCCTGTATCAGTCGGCGTCGGATAGGCTTGGCGAATAAAGTTTACGTCTTTGTTTAACAAGTATGTATAACTGCCATCCGTAGGGCTAATAACCGCCATAGAATAACTAGAAAGATAGTCTAGTGGGGCTGATAAATACTTATTCCCCGAAGTAAAAGTGCCTGTTACGTTTTTACGTAGTGAGGGTAGCTGAACCGTATTGTATATACGCTGCTCTGCATTTTGAACAAAGACAGGAATATTATCTTCAAAACCCCCAGTAGAGGTGTCGTAGTTTTCAGCGTAGGCTTCAATAGCCGCAACAAGTTCAGTATAGTTCATTTGGGTTTACCCTACTAGGCCATTGGCCCACGAGATGTAAAGCCTTTAGTAGCGGCGCCAGAACCACGTTGTTTCATGCCGTTTGTCTTTACGTCATCACGATTTGGATTGCCAGCGCTAACACGCGTAGTACCAGTGCTTGGGGTAACTTCATTAGCAGACAATG